CGTAAAAATGTCCTCCCTTCAACTATTTTATAAATGATATAATAAACTTGGAGGATATTGTGTACGAATCTAATAATAAAATTGCTTTATATATAGAAAATGCAAGCGTTACTGATAAAGAATTAGGTAAATTAGTTCGTGGATATAATATCGTTTCAGAAGAAATTGCAAATCAATGGGTAGAGAAAAATAGTAAAGTTAGAATTGCTACCCCACAGGAGGTAGCAGCCGCTTACGGCTTATAATTATGGAAATATTAAGACATACAGATACAACTAGTTTAGTAGCATCTTTTCAAGTTTCATCAAGTGCAAGACACACATTAGAATATGACGACCTATTAACAGGAGAGTCCTTCTCAGCCTCAGCAACACCACTATACGGCACTGTTTCCTTTACATTGAACAGCAAGTACCTAACCTATACAGGAAACCTTGTAGCGTCTGTTAAAAACGTTTCTGGAGATGTTGTAGCGTTAACCAACATAGACGTAGTAAGACCATACTGTAATACAGATAATATTGCATCAGCATTGAACATTACCGACGGTAGTGAATTAGACTATGAAAGAATTACTAGATATATCATAGACTCACAAACACAAGGATTCTCATTTGTAAGAAAAGAAAAAGAAGTGGTAGGAAATGGATCTGACTACTTACCAGTAGATGAAAAGATATACAAAATTTATAAAGTTTATCAAAACGGACATTTAATATTTGATTCCACATCTGCAGTTAATGAAGTTTCTTTATTGATTAGTAAGGATGGAACATCTATAATCTCAGTAGATCCAGAAGTTCCAGAGAATAAGATTAATTATAAACAAGTTTGGAGAGAAAGATATCTAGACGCAGACTTTAATGAAGGCTCTGAATATGTGATAGATGGTGATTTTGGGTGGAAGGTAATTCCACAAGATGTACAAGAGGCTTCAGAACTACTTATTCAAGATCTAAAGAATAATACTTTACAGTACGTAAACAGATATATTGAATCATTTGATAATGATGACTATAAGATTAAGTTTGCTAAAGGTGCTATATCAAATACAGGTAACGTAACAGTAGATAAGATCTTGGAGAAATACAGAAACAGAATCCGTCTCGGGGTGTTGTAAATGCTTCCTAATGCAACAGGAGGACTTAACGACATTATGTTTCCAATGACTGCTGACGTATATTATGCAGAAACAAAACAACTAGATTATGGCAACGTGTCAAAGACTTGGGTATATGATAGAACTGTAAAATGTTCAGTAATCACAGAACAGTCTGGTGACCTCATTGGTGAACTAAAGACAAAGGGAACAGACTTTGTATATGACTCAAGTAATTTTTTTAGAACACCAGAAGATTTAAGAAAGAAGTCTAATGGAAAGTATTATCCAATAACCTCTATATCTGTAACAAATATAAAAGATGCTTCAGGAACTGTTGTATGGATTAATGGATCAAACAAGCCTAACTCAGCAGAACCAGTTCCAACCAAGTATGAAATTAAGACTATAGTTCCAACATTTAATTATGACAACACTTTAAGATATCTAAGAGTATTTATAAGTAAGTCTCAGAATCAAAGGTGGGAATAATGAGAGTTAAATTAGATGCAACCGACCTTATGGCTACTTTAAAAAATACAGTTCAATACTCGGATTCATTCTTAAAACAACTTAAAGCAAGCGAACCAAAACTAACACAAAAGATTGCCGATACTTCTATTGTTGCTTTCTATGAATACATGGATGGAATTGCAAGATCTCATCCAGGAATGTTTCATCACGTTTATGAATGGGGTCAAGTAGGAGATCCATTTGGAAGACTGTTTGAATTAAATAGAATCTTGGCTAGAAACAGTGCAAGAATAGATGCAGACTTTTTAGCATCTCAATCAACATCTCCAAACGGAACAGAACCATTTTACGATAAGGCTCAAATAATGGAAGAAGGAAGCCCAGTTATTGTTAAAGAAAAAGATGCTTCAGTTCTATTCTTTGAAATAGAAGGAGAAGAGTTCTTTAGACATGGACCTATTTATATAGCAAATCCTGGGGGTAGTGCAACAAGAGGATCTTTCCTTAATGCATATAATGAATTCTACCAATTTTACTTTACTAACTTTTATTTAAAGACTATAAGATTTTATGAACACTTTGATACACCACAAGAATTTATTAGAAATTTCAAGTCAGCAGTTAAAAGTAAGACTGGTGCTGCTGCCGCAGGTCGCAAAATGGCTTTGTCATGGATTGAATCAGCCCCAGGAGATGTAGCATGAAAATTTACAGACCAGAAAATATAATTAATAGATATGTTTGGGAACAATTTAAAACCCAAGCACCTTCTTTCTATAATCTTTATCCACCAACTGTTGGTGCCGATGACTTTATTCCATTCTTTCCAGCGGGTACAGGAAATATACCTCCTGAAATTATAGAGAATGATTTACCTTACATAGTATTCGATAAATTCACTAAAGTTAGAACAGGTAAATACAAATATTTCTACCCTATTAAAAGTGAGCAAATGAGATATACCATTTATGGTGGTTCTTTATATGGGGCTGCAACCAATGGTTCAGATCGATATGGGGTAACAATTAATCTTACTTCTTTAATTACCCTTGTATTAGATAGAGAAGATGTTGCAGCAAATGATATAAATGAATTTGCAGAAGAACTATATGATGACTATCCTGTTTCTGCAAGTCCTTCTGTATATGATTATTATAAATATAGGTTTCAATGTATAAATGTCTTCCAATCGGGGTATGCAGAAACTCAACAAGATGTATCTAACCTTATGGAGTATAAGCCTTCTAGGGACCTTATTATTAAATATGATTATCATTCAAAACAGTATAATGAGTCATAAAAGCACGATATAATTAGATTGAGGAAATCGCCCCACTTTTCCTAAAAACAAGGAAGGTGAAAAAAATATATGGCAACATTAGGTAATAGCAATCAAATTATCGTAGGTGCAGCACAGGTATTCGTATCTACAGCAGGTGCTCTTGAATATGTACCAAATTCAGGATCAGGATCTGCAGCAGTATACAACTTTGGTTCAGGTTCCGTAACAGGAATTCCAAATTTCGTATCTGGAACACGTTACGCAGATACACTTGAAGCAAATGCAAACTACAGAAACGTAGGCTACACAATGAATGGTTTGGAATTACAATTCCAACCAGACTTTGGTGAAGTTCAAGTAGATCAACTACTTGACGTAGCAAAACTTTACAAGCAAGGTATGCAAGTTAACATGGTTACAGCATTCGCTGAAGCCACACTTGAAAATCTTCTTGTATCTATTGCAGGCAAAGATACAGAACTTTCAAATGGAGCAACACAAGACACTTTAGTTCTAAACTCAGGTGAACTTGGTGCAGTTCCAGTTGAACGTGCACTTATCGCAGTTGGTCCAGGTTCTGGAGATCCAGAAGCAACAGGAGCAACAGCAGTAGAAAGAGTTTATGTAGCACACCGTGCATTGTCAATCGACAACGTAACAGTTTCTGCAAAGCGTGACGAACCTTCAATGTTTGAAGTTTCATTCCGCTTACTACCAACAGCAAATGGTTCATACGGTAAAATCGTAGACCGTGTAGTTGGCTAGTAACAACTTCATATACACTTAGCCCACTCCCTTCTGGGGGTGGGTTTTGTGCTATAATTTTAATATATCCATAGGAGGATAAATGGCAACAAGTGTCTATGAAGTCGTAGAAATTGAACTAATTGACGGTACAAAATTAACCCTAAGACCTTTAAGAATTTCTCTATTAAGAGATTTCATGAAAAAATTTCAAGGCTTAGATAATGTAGAAGTAGCATCTGATAATGATAAGTCAATGGATTTGTTAATGGATTGCATCACAATTGCAATGCAACAGTACAATCCTGAATTAGCAGATAAGAAAAAACTTGAAGATTTAGTAGATCTTCCAACAGTTTATAAAATTATTGAAATTGCCTCGGGGGTTAAACTTAACGACCCAAATTTACTAGCAGCAACGGCGGCTCTAAGTGGTCAGAACTAGACCTCGTTGCTATAGAATCTGAGGTATTTCTTCTTGGTAATTGGAAAGATTACCAGGAATTGGAGGACAGATTATCGATGCCTGAACTAGTGGCCATTCTCGAAGCAAAGAGAGAACAAGACCATATTAACAGGAAGTTTTCAGCAGCACTACAAGGTGTTGACATCGATAAGAATAAAGTCTCTGGTGATGAATGGGAACGTCTCAAGGCTAAAGTATATAGTAAAGGTCAAACAACTAATCCAAGAGATATTGTTGCCTTACAAGGACAAGCCGCTAAGCGTGCTGGTTTTGGTATAGGTAATGGTTTGGATTACGAGGTGATTCAATAGTGGTTGATGCACAGGCCAATATTAGAGTCAATCTCGATGCTGCTCAAGCCCTTGCAGAATTAAAAGCCTTAGAAAAACAAATACAATTTTTTAACAAAAGCATTATTCAAGGATCCTCTGAAGCATCTAGGATTCAAAAAGAATTTTCTACTAGTTTAATTCATAACATAAATGCTACAGGTAAATTTACTGCCTCAATGGGCAAGGTACATACAGAAACTGAAAGATTTACTAACGCTCTTGAAAAAAATAAACTATCTGCTAGAGAATACTTTAGATATTCTATGGCTTCCACAAAATCATTTGGAAAACTCTTTGGTAAAGAATTTGGAACTATTACTAAGGTAGCAGAAGAAAGAGTAAAATTATTACAAACTAGACATATTGAATTAGGTCGTGCCGCTGATGGTGCTATGAGAGCAGTTAAAATTGTTCCTAACTCTCTTGATTATTCAAAACCTATTACCCAAATGCAACTTGCTATTCAAAAACAACAAATTTTTAATAAACTTTTAGACGCTGGAACAACAAAACTTTTAAACTTTGGTAAGAATACCCAATGGGCTGGACGTCAGTTGATGGTTGGTTTTACCATTCCTCTTACTATTCTTGGTTCTACAGCCATTAGAACTTTTAGAGACATGGAAATGCAGGCTATTAGGTTTAAAAAAGTATACGGAGATATCTTTACATCTACAGTAGAAACAGATGCTGCTTTAGAAAGTATTAAAAAACTAGCAAACGAATACACAAAATATGGAGTTGCTATTACAGATACTATTAAAATGGCTGCAGATGCAGCAGCAGCAGGTAACTCTGGAGCACAGTTAGAAAGCGTTGTTGCTCAAGCAACCAAACTTTCAGTACTTGGTGGGGTAGCACAAGATCAAGCATTAGAGGCAACAATTGCAATTCAAAACGCATTTGGTGCAACTGGAAAAGAACTAGACAAGACAATTAACTTTTTAAACGCAGTTGAAAACCAAACAGTAGTAGCACTTGATGATATTACTCAGGCTATTCCAAAGGTTGCTCCTGTAATTCAATCACTTGGTGGAGATATTAAAGACTTAGCATTTTTTATGGCCGCAATGCAAGAAGGTGGAGTAAAAGCATCAGAAGCAGCAAACGCTTTAAAATCTGGTCTTGCATCTTTAATTAATCCATCAAAAGCAGCAAATGAACAGGCTAAAGCATTAGGAATTAATTTAAATGGAATAGTTGAACAAAATGCAGGAGATCTAAAAGCAACAGTTATGACTTTTGCTACAGCACTAGAGCCACTTGATGAGTTGTCAAAATCAAGATTAATTGAAACAATTTTTGGTAAGTATCAATTTGCAAGATTATCTACTCTTTTTGAAAACGTAAATAAAAGTGGAACTCAAGCATCTAGAGTTTTATCTTTGGCTGCAGCCTCAACGGAAGAATTAGGAATTATGGCAGAACGAGAATTAGGTGTTACAGCAGAATCTGCAGCAGTAAAGTTTCAGGCTGCTATAGAAAAATTAAAAGCATCTTTGGTTCCTGTTGGTCAAGCATTTGCAGAAGCATTAACACCTATTATAGAATTTGCAACTAAAGCCTTAAATAAGTTTAACAATTTTTCAGACGGTACTAAAAAAGCAATAGTTGCAGTTATAGCAGCAATTGGTGGTATTGGGCCAGTACTTTTGATGTCTATTGGTTTGATTGCTAACGGTATTGCTAATATTGGTAAGTTTATTAATTTACTTCGTAAAGGATATCAATCATTAACAGTAGGTGGTGGTGAATTAGGTTTATCAACACAGTATTTAAGTTCTGAACAATTAGAAGCATTGTCTGTAGCAAATAATTTACATAATGCTCACGAAATGTTAACTGATCAATTTGCATTAGAGGCAGGTGCTTTAATGAGGTTGACTAGTGTTTATAAGCAAGCAAATCAAGCAGCATCTTCATTTGCACAAACTAATCCACAATTTTTTGCAGCAGGAGCCGCAAGTAAAATAAAAAATCCTAAATTTGGAAAACCTATGGCTAAAGGTGGTTGGGTTCCAGGATCAGGAAATAAAGATACAGTTCCTACAACATTGATGCCTGGAGAATTTGTTGTAACTAAAAAAGCAGCACAGGCTAATTCACAAACTCTTGAAGCAATGAATAAAGGTGGTCAAACCTATAGGTCTTCTGGTACTCCTGGATTTGGAAAGATGGCTTACAGAGGTGGAGGCTCACTACCTCAATCTGATTCTGTATCCTTAGTTGGACATCTTCAAACTTCTGGATTACACTTAAGGCAGGGTACTAAAAAAGATAATGGTGCTTATAGATATTCTGGATATACAATGTTTGGAAATCATTCTTTTAATCAATTAACACAAAATCGTGCAGCAGATATTAGACCACTTATGGGTGGAGCAAATGTAGAAGGCTATCCATTGTTTAGAAAAGAAGCACAAGACATTGCAGATTTAATCAAAACTAAACCTGATTTAACTATAAATGAAAAAGTAGCCTTAAAAGTTTTGCAAGCAGAATTAAAACAATTTCCAACTAATGGTGCTTGGCAAGGTGAAATGGGAAGACGATATGCACTTAATGCTTTGGCTGCAGAAGGGTTAGATCCTAATTCACCACAAGGTAAAAATGTATTAAATGAAATGCAAAAATCATTTAAGAATGCCTCTTCTGGTTCTAAAAATTCTGATCAATTAACAAGTAGATTGTATTCTAATGCTGATGAACTATGGGCAAAAGGTATTTTGGGCGATAAAGGTATGAGATCAAAAGTAAAAAAAGGCTCGCCTCATAAAGAATATAGAAAAATGCCTATTGTTCAATTACTTCGTATGTTAAATGATCCAAACTTAGTAAGAGCACAAGGAGGTTTTGGTTTAACTGTTCCTAAATTTTTAGATCCTAAATATGATAATGCAGGAAATCTTGTTAGTGTAATGGGTATGCCAATGACAAAACAAACTGCTGGAGTAACAACTACTAAACCTAGTGTTGGTGCAAGGGCAAAAAGTTTTTCACAAAGACCTTCGGCAAAGTTTGGAGCACTTGCTGCTCTTGGTACTGCTGTTGCAGGAACTGCTGCTCAAGCAGTACAAAATCGTCAATCAGGTACTCCTTCATATGGAGAACAAGGTGTAACTCCAGCAATGTTAACTCCTGGAGAGTTTGTTGTTAATTCAAAATCTGCACAAAAATTTGGACCACAATTACAGGCTATGAATAAAGGTGGCATGGCTTACAGAGCAGAGCCAAGTGGACCAGGGTATGATTTTAAAGTTACAGATAAAAGATCTTCTCAAAACATTAATACTATTCCATCACAATCAACTGTTGCTAGATCTTCAATGAAACAATCTTTGGGTTCTGCAACTAGCACAATAAGTAGTGCTGGTAAAAAAATTGTTGAAAAATTAATTACAACAATGGGAAAAAATACATTAGTAGTTGATAAAAATACAGAAAGTTTAGATGATGCAACAAAGCAATCAAATAAAATTCAAAAGAGTCAAAGACTTGGTAGGGCTGCAAGTGGAATTGGTATGGGTGGATTTGCAATAAGTGGTGCTGCGATGGCAGTAGGAATGACTTCTAAAGATCCAAGAACTCAACAGTTAGCAAATAATGTGTCTATGGCTGCAGGAACAATTGGAAGTTTAGCAATGGCCGCACCAATGCTTGCAAATCCTTTAGTCTTAGCAGCAACTGCAGCAGTTGGATTGCCAACAGCATTATACCTAATGAAAAAATCAATAGACAATGCAAGAGTTAAAGGATATGAATTTGCAACATCTATGAGTAACACTTCAGATGATTTAAAAGCAATGGGAGAGATGACTGGAAACGTTTCCGCTTCAGAAGTTGCAACTAGACAAAGAGAGTCAAGAACTTCCCCAATAAATCCATTACGAAGTGATTTTGGTGATACATTTATAACATCAGATTTAGGTAAACAATTATTAAATCAAACAAGTCAATTAACTAAAGATAATATGGGTCCAGGAAGTGGAAAAATAATTGGTGCAAAACTTGCTGACTATGTTGTAGAAGGGTTGATAGATCCAGCACAAGCACAAAGCATAGCACAAGCAATAGGCACTTCTTTGGGTAGCCAAGATATATCTATGAGTATTAATGGTAAGTTAGAAGAACTTATTGGTATAAATGGAAATGACCTATATAAAGATCCATTAGAAGTAAGAATTAGACTTATTGAAGAATCAAAATCACAAAGTCAAGATTTTGCAAATACAATTCAAACACAATTATCTAAAATTGATTCAAATAAAATATGGACAGATAGTGGATTTTATGATTTTTCTGGAATAGGAAAAAGTTTTTTTGAATCTTGGAAAACTGGAACAGTTGATGTTGCTAAACTAGGAGATCTTATATTTGGTACAAATACATTTAAAGATAAAGGATTTGCAAAAATAGCAGGACAACAAGTTGGTTATAATGAATCTGCATTAGAAACTTCTAGAAAAGCATTAGATACATATGAAGTTCAAGTTCAAACAAAAAGACAAGAATTTATAGAGCAAGAAAAAGTATTAAGAAATGCTATTCAAAATACAACTAATTCAGAAGAGCAAACAAAACTACAAAATAAATTAAACGATCTTTTGCTTTATAGAAATAATCTTGAAAATGATTATGTTGCTGGTAGAAAAGAGATAACTGATCAGCAAAAACAAACATTAGATTTTGTTATGAAAACTTTTACTACTAATAAACAAATACAAGATCAGATGTTAAAGGGTAGTAGCGAAGCGGTATCTATTAAATATAAAGATACACCTCTTGCTGGAATAGCATCTGCATTTACAACTCAAACAGAAGGGTTTAAAAATAAAGAAGTTACTTTCTTAATTAATACACAAGTTTCATCTGGAAATATTGGGCTAGAACAGGCTATGTCTTTGATGAGCGTTATGACTGGAAAAGATGGAAAACTTAGTGAAGAAGGAATTCAAAAACAAATTACTTTATATGCAGAAGCCAAGGGTATCGGGGTAGAAGGATTAGATAGAATACTAGTTGCTACTAGAGAAGTTCAAGATAGAGTTGAAAGAGGAGAAACAATAAATCTATTTAGAGATTTAGATCCAACAAAATTTGCTCAGGCTACTTCATTCTTAGAAACAGCAACTAATTTAAGTGATAAAGATGTAAATATGGATGCAGTTATTGATACTGTAAGTATAGATGATATGGTATCTGCTAGCGAAGATATTGCTAAAATGAATAAAGAACTTCCAGATAAAATAACTAAAGAAGCATTAATTAAATTTTCTGAAACAGATTCAGATTTTGTGGGCATTCAACAGAACGTTGATTGGTTTGATAGTTTGCCAGACGAGCAAACAAAGTATTCAATTCAAATTTATAGAACAATCCTTGAAACTATTGATGCAGATAAAATGAGAACTAGATTAGAAAATCAAAAGAAAGCATCCGCATCGTCTTCACTTAATCCAGGAATGAGTACTACAGTTACTGATGAAGAAGTTGTAAGAGCATCAGCGGATGAGGCCGTTAGACTAACTAAAAAATATTTTGGACCAGGGTCATTGTATGCATCAGTAATAGGAGAAGATGGAGAGGCTGGTGGAGGTGGTGGAGGAATCGTACCAATACAAACAGCACAGTTAATAGAATTAAGAATGAAAGGGCTAGATCCAGCAGCAGCAGGAAGTCTAGATTTTGCTTCAGCAGGAAAAATATTAACTGGAACAGTTAAACAACAAAGACAAGCAATTTCTGAATTAAATGCTTCCTTAAGAGAGGCATCTATTCAAGCAGAACTATTAAAGACTGATGAAGAAATGTTACAAGATACTATGACTTCTGCAACTAATGCTATAGGTGCATACATAGATATGCTTGAACAAACAAGAATTAATCCAATTCAAGATCAAATAGATCAATATAATGAACTCTCTAATGCTCAACAAAAACAAATAGACCTTTATAGTAAAGGGTTGCAACAACTATCTGATAAAGAAGATAACATTAATAAGATTTATGATGAAAGAATTTCTGCTATTGATAAAGTAACTCAAGCAAATGATAGAGCGGCACAAAGACAACAACGACAAATTGATTTGGCTTCAGCAATTGCTTCTGGTGATTTTGGTGCAGCCGCAAGTGCAGCAGCAGAGATTACTAACGCAGAGGCTCAAGCACAATTAGAAGATACTAGGGCAGCACTTGAACAACAACAACAAGCAGAACTTGCTGCTTTGACGGTAGAAATTAATGGTCAACTATATACTCGTGAACAAATTGAAACTAATATTAAGTCTCTTGAAGAGTCAATATATCAAACTACTTTATTGGTTAGAGCAGAACAAGAAAAAATTGTTAATATTGAAAAGACTATTACTGCTGAGAAAGAAAAACAACGTAAACTTCAAGTGTTAACACAGATGAGTCAGATTGCTACTCAGATGCAAACAACTGTAAATCAGTCAGCACGTCAAGCAATGGGTGCACAACTTGGATATCTTGGTCAGTCAATAGGTTTAGATCCAAATAGTCCTGAGTCTGTTGCTGCAATGAGTCAATCATTAGGAATAAATGTTCAAGCCCTTTCTGATTCTATTTTAAAATCTCAACAAATTGCTACATTAACAGCAACAGAGTTTGCACTAGAAGCAGAAAAAGCAAAAAAGAAAGCAGGAGATTTATCAAGATTTTATGGAGAAGCAAGCGTAGAAGGAAAGAATTCATTAGGATTCTTAACAAACTTAAGTGCAGCATGGGCTGGAGATTCAAAGAAAAGTGGATTGGGTGGTATGGTTTCTACAGGCAGAGACATACTTACAAGTTTATCTCAGTCAGCAGACGCAATTAGAATTGGAAAAGTTCAAATACAAAATGCAGTAGATAGTGCTTTAGCATCAATAAGATCAGCAAGAAGACCTTACGCTTTTGGTGGAAACGTAAAAAGAATGGCAATGGGTGGAAATGTAAATTATAAAGGATCTACTGAACCAGCACCAGTAAGGATGGCAATTGGAAACCTTGTTCCAGGATTAGGAAATACAGATAGGGTTCCAGCATTATTAACACCAGGAGAATTTGTTGTTCGTAAATCTGTTGCAAAAGAAAACTTAGGATTACTACAAGCAATGAATGGGGACGTTTTTCCAGGAATGAAAGGTGGCATAGGTGCAAACACAATCATGGCACCAATTACAAATACAGTTATGGAAGGAAGCACAACACTGTATAATAATAGTTATAGCGTTAATGTAAATGTTGCAGGAACAAACTCTTCAGCAGATGAAGTTGCAAATGTTGTAATTAGAAAGATTAAGGGTATGAACGACAGAGGAATAAGAGGTAGTAGATACTAATGGCCACTAGTGGATATTTATTAGGAAGAAAAAGATTTGGTAGACCTCAAGGTGTAATTTGGTCAAATAACTCTGGCGTGTTAAGTAATGGAATTTTAGTTCCAGATGGCGTTGAAGGTGAAGATTTTATTGTTCTATCAGATCATGGTAGAGGAGAAATTGGTTTTAATAAACAAAGAATTGAAAATAGAAAGAGAATGGTTAATGGCAATATGCGTTCATATCATGTTGCTGATAAGGTAACGGCGTCTTGGTCTTGGGATATGCTTCCTTCAAGAGCATTTAGTAACGATCCTATATTTAGTGATACAACAGGTAAGCAAACTTCTTTGTCAGAAGAGTACACTGCTGACGGTGGTGCTGGCGGGGTAGATTTAATTAAATGGTATGAAGATAATCCTGGTTCATTTTATATGTTCTTAGCATATGATAGATATGATAAATTTACTAGTTCTGCATATGCAAATATGGATAAGTATAATGAAATATTAGAAGTGTATTTTTCTTCCTTTGACTATACCGTTGTAAAAAGAGGATCAACCAATACCCACGATTTCTTTAATGTGGATGTTTCACTTGAGGAGGTCTAATGTTTCAAGACGAAGACCTTCAAAATTATATTAAAACTAATAACACCCTTAGTATTGAATCATTTGTAGTTGCTGAATGGAACTTAAATGATTTAGAAAATGTTGCTAATTATGGTAACTATAGGTATCGTCCGACTAGTGCATCAGTTCAATTTAGAACAGTACCAAATTCATTTGACCCTAATGATGTTGGCAACTACTATACTGGTGGGTTAGACTCAACAAAAGCCTCAGAGTTTTTGACTGATAAGGACGATGCCCTAATTAAATTTATAGAGCCAGAAAAGAATAGAGAATTATTATTTAGTCTTAAAGAATGTTTTCAACCGTTTCGCCCACGTTCGGGTATAAATAAATTAATGTGGTTTAACAATAAATATATTGATAATATTAGATCTGCTCGTAGACCAAGATATTATATGGCTTCAAGAGATGATGAATTTAAATATTGGAGTTCATATAGAAAAGAAGAAAATACTGAACTAGGTTTATCTTCTACAATTCAATCTAACAATGTTGGTCATCCTATTGAGGATGCTGTTCCGTTTGTTGTTTACAATAATCCAGTTCCAGCAAATAGAGTTGTTGTAAAGATGCAAACAAATCTTGCTGAAACATCTAGAGGAGAAATAAGAACCCCAGATGGTGAAACAATTACTGATCCACTTGCCAATAGAGACAAGTCAAGTATTCCTAAAAGATGGGCTATTCAATATTTAGATTCACAAGATAATTGGGTAGAGGCAGCAGCATTTGATGAAAACTCTACAAGAATAGATGGATCAAATATAGTTTCATGGGATGGGTATGTTGAATTATATTATGGAATAAGAATCCCAGAAGAATATAAAGAACAATTTAATTTGGTAGATTATTTAAGTGCAAGTACTCAACTTCCTTTAGGATTTATGAATGGTGAATCATACTTGGTTGGAGGAAACGAAAGCAACCTAGGATCTCTTTATACTTGGAATACTGGTTTATCCGATTGGGATGTCAGCACTCCAGACTATGGTTTTTCATTATTAGAAGATAACGATGTTAAAAGAACTGGCCTTATAAGAGAATTAACTAATCCTAAGTATTTTGACCTAGATGGTCGAAGGGTATATAGAGATATAGTTTATCTAAAAGGATTAAGACTAGTAGTGGAAACATTAAATGGTCCTGAAACTACTTTTGATTTAATTGAACTATCTCCTAGATTAAAAGCAGATATATCTAACTATGTTTCAGACTTTGAAATAAATAAGATTATGAGTAATGATTCTACAGGCCTGCCAGTCGGTGGCCTTCTAGCATCTAACGGTAACCTAAACCTAATGAACTATGACTCAGCCTTTAGTGAGCAAAATGAAAATAGTATTGTATCCCCATATTTAAAACCAAATGTTAAGTTTGATTTTTATGAAACAATCTTAGATGTAAATGGTTATGACAAATTTGTTCCATTAAAAACTTTTTATGCAGAAGACTTTCCAAAAGTTGCAGGCGGAGTAAACGATGTTCCTATTACTCTTAGAGACTTTTTCTTTAGACTAGAAACAACAAAGGCTCCAAATTTATTCTTGCAAAACACAACGTTGACTTCAGCAATAGCCATCTTGTTAGATAATATAGGTTTTAGTAATTATGTATTTAGTACAATTACTAACGCTACAGATCCAGTTATTCCATACTTCTTTGTTGAGCCTGATGTTAGTGTGGCTGAAGTATTACAAAGACTTGCCGTGTCAACTCAAACAGCAATGTTCTTTGATGAGTACAACAATTTTGTTTTGATGTCAAAAGAATATCTGTTGCCTGAATCTGGTGTAAGATCAACTAACCTTGAGATACTTGGTGAGACATCTGAGAAGGGTATTGTAAATCTAAGTAATATTGATAGTGCAGAAGTAACTATTATTAACTCTGGCAACATAAACTATACAACAAGATACATTCAAAGATCTCCTAGTAGTTTTAAACAAGGACAATATTTTGATGAGGATAGAACTTATATTTATAAACCAGTTTTACTTTGGGAAGTTGCATCTGATCAACAACAAAAGACTATAAATGAAAAAGCAAAGAACGCTCAAGGATATACTTTGGGTGCTGTTCCTATTAATGCTAATCTTTCTTCTACCCCACCAAATGTTGTTAATAGAATTGTTGTAAACAATGTTATTGATTTAGGCGAAAATGTTTATTGGCTTCCAAGATTTCAAGGGTATCTATATGCAAATGGAGAAATTATTAGATATGATGCTGTAGAGTATGCTATATCTGGATCTCAAAAACAATGGATAACAAGTAATCAAGAATATCAAAAATATTTTGGTAGTTTGCCTTTTAATGGAAAAATGTATCCTACTGGCAATATTAGAATATATTCTGAACCACATTATCAAGTTTTAAATCCTGGAGAAATTACTGAGCAAGTTGTGTTTCAAAATGGAGAAGTCAAGGCACATGGTCGTGGACAATTTGGTACACAGATAACTGAACACTATTCTGGATTATCAACATACTGGAGTGATAATAATAATGTTCGTGGGTGTGTTATGAAATCTGAATATCTATTTAATACAAAGCCAGTAGACAAAATATCTTTTCCAACTTTTCCTGCACTTGGAGATGCTGTTGGTGTAAGCAATACTAGTGCACAACAATCAACTAGAACTGGAATTATTGCTAATTTTAATAGACAAAATATTCCAACAGATGATGCGTTAAAAACTCCTAAGTCAACAGATTCTGCAGTGGTTCAATCTTCTGCTTTAGTTTTTTCTGGACCAACTCCAATTCCACAGGGTATAAAGCCAAGAGATTTAGTTTCTTATGTATATAAGCAAATAGATAATGACTATACGCACTTTGGAACTAGAATAAGAATTATTGGAAAGAAAGGAGCCTCAACTGGTTCTCAAACTCCACTAAACTCTACTGAGTATTTTACTGTTACTTCTACAACTGATCAACAATCAACTTTGTCTGGTGGATCTGGTGGTCTTGGTATTATGATTAACCCAGATAAAAACTACGGATACTTTTTTGAAATTATGTCTTTAACTACAGATAACTTGCAACAGTTTACTACACAAAACGAAACAACTGGAGAAACTACAGTTATACATAATATAGTTTTTTATAAAGTAGTTCCAGGAATAGTTGATGGTACTACAGTAGCAGTACCTAAAAAACTTTGGGGTGGAATAGGAAAAATATTAGTTGATGAAGGAACCTTAGTAGGACAAGATAGATTAACTGCTCAAAGTAATCCAACAGTATATGATTTGGCTGTAGAGTATGAAGACATTGGAAGTGTTAGAAGATTTTATTTATATATTAATAATGCTATTGTTGCAACCGTAGATGACGTAAGTCCACTACCTTGGTATAACGGCATGGCCTTATTTACTAGAGGGTCCTCTAAGTGTATGTTTGAAAACATTTACGCTTTAAAGAATATTCAACAACAGGATGTTGGAGCAACACTTGTTAAGAATGTTAGAAACGAATCTGGTAGATTAGCAACAACAAGTATATCTCAAGTATTTGGTGACGATGAGTTAACTAGTTCTGAATCATTAAGAAAGTACTCTATTTCAGGATTAATTCAATCAACACTTTTGTCTGGAATTAGTTCTGGTGCAGCACCTAAATATAAGATATACTTTGAAGAGTTTGGTACTATCTTTAGAGAATGTGCATATTTTAATATTAGATACGATCAAGCCTACCCTGCTTTAGTTGCCGCAATAGCCCCCTCTTTAAGTAGAGAAAAATCTTTTACTATATCTGGTTTTAAAGCAGGTAGTTATGGAGCAGAGTTTTTAATTTTTAATAACACTGATAAACTTATGGCCTTAGATGAAACAACAGGTAACTATTTAAGAATATTCGGTGTAACCTTTACTCAAAATACTTCTAATGTTTTAACTGTAGATGACTTCTTTAGAAAACGTTCAGATCAATCTGATCCTATTTATGTCAATAATACTTTGTACTCTCCTCAGGTAGCACAAAAAACTTATCAAAATATTCAGTTGAGTAGATCTAAGTATGGTAAAAGAGAGTTCTCTCTTGATTCTCCATACATTCAAAATGATGATACTGCTAATGGCTTGATGTCTTGGATTGTTAATAAGACTTTGAGACAGAGAAAGAAGATTGGGTTAGAAACTTTTGGTACTTCTCATCTTCAACTTGGAGATCTTGTTACAATAGATTATACCCTTCCAGATGGTTATAAGTTTGTTGATCCAGAAACACAGTTTGTTGTTTCTTCAGTATCTTATAGAAGAGATCAGAATGGTCCAAATACAACAATTAGGGTGGTAGAAGTCTAATGGCATCAAGTAAAAAACCTCCAAGTAAAGCAAAAACTCAAGAAAGAGTAGAATATTTAAAACAGCAGGTTAAGTTATTACCTGAATCACAACAAGGAGTAGAACTTCAAAAAATTAAAGATGCAGCAAAAAAAGGAGGAGGATTAACAAAAGATGAACTAGTTGCTTTTGATAAAAGATTTAATACAACACTTTATGGCGTAGATGGAAAAAGTGGAACTATTGGAAAAAATAACGCAGTCACGTTCTCAGCCACAGTTTCTACAGCAAGCAACAATACTCCTTACACATACACACCTCCAGATGTTGTAGTTAAAACTCCAACTAGAGATGTTGTTAATTTTACAGATGATTCTAGTATAGGTGTAGAACTTCTTACTAATTTGTTGTTTGAAAATTTGGGGGCAAATGAATTAGTTAAATTTGAAAGACATGATACTATCGAGGGTACTAATGCAAACTATGACATTATTTCTAATCTATCTGATATACAAAAAGAATTTGATCCTTCTAGGTTAATATCTAGGCAAAAACCTGATAGATCATATTTTGACATATTCAATATTAAACTGGAAAATAAAATACCTAGCGATAAGTATTTAAAAAACAACCCAAAGATTGATGGTACAGGTCAAACAAATATTACAGACTATGTATACATAGATTCAGTTGGTAATTTAGTAATTGAATTAGTTAATATGAATTCAGATGAGTTGGTAGAAGTAGAAGTAGAGTCCAGTGGTACAATATATGTGGGGTACGAAATTGATTACTGATAGCGGAAAACAACTTGTAGCAAAGTATTTACTTGGGCAGGCTCCTGCCTATGCCACCTATTTGGCTGCTGGAGTGGGATCTAAGGCCCTTTCACAAGAAGAGACAATACTTATACCTCCTAATAAAGATTCACTTGATTTTGAGGTGTTTAGAGTTCCCATTACTTCTAAAGGTTTTATCAAAGAAGATGGGGTAGAAAAGATTGTATTCAAAGCAGAAATGCCATCAGAACAAAGATATCAAATAACTGAACTTGGAATATATCCAGCAGCAAGTAATTCAGTAGCAGGAAAATATGATAGTAAATTGTTAGTTACCTTTTCTCCAACAGAACAATGGCAGTATGTTTTAAATGGTAGTGCTTCTGCAGTGCCATATCCAAATGAGGCTATAGATAGTGATTCAGCAAATGATATAAATAATGACATTGAAGATGTTTTATTCATTAACTCAGATTCTACAATATTTAATGGTCAAGATAGAAAGAATAGAAATGAAGGTCCTAGATTCTTAAATACCTCTTTAATGATAAATGGCAGTGCTTCATTTTTATCAGAAACTTTTATACCAACAGTAAATTCAATTTCTCTTGAAAACTCTAATATTAATTTTGATCTTGGTCAAAACCTTCCAGATGATAAACTTAAAATTGCTTTATCTTTAGTTAGCAAAACTGGTGTGACTAATGCTAATCCAGATGCTGTAAGAATTAAAGTAGAGTTTATTAATAATTTATCTGGTGTTGCTATTGCGGCTCCAAAAGCCACTTTAAAAATATCACTTACTGATGCAGATTTTACAGACGAGTTTGATAATGTTAAAAGATATATTATTGTAGAAAAGACTTTGTCTCAATTTGTTAAAGATGATAACTTTTCTTGGTCAAACGTTAACTATATTAGAATATATGCAACAGTTATTGTTAGCAATAATCCTAGCGATAATTATTATATAGTTTTTGACGGTATGCGTTTAGATAATTTAACTTCAGAGAATCCTTTATATTCTTTGTTTGCTTATAATCTATTAAAAACTGATGATGGTTATCCAATTCTTAAACAAGAAAATACTAGTAATTATATTGAGTATAGATTTGGAATTGGCGTTGATGGATAGTGCCAAAATTTATTATACCTATAAATAAACTTCCCCCACCCGCTCAAGACGGTACACAAAATTTACGTTTTAGAATAACTACAGATGACAAAAACAGTTTATCTCAGTGGTCTACAATATTTTCTGTAGAAAGTGTTGGACAAATTGATCCAGATCAAGTAGAATCAAATATTACAGCCTTAACTTCTGATGGACCATTTGAAGTAGTTTGGAATCAGAATGTTTCTACTTCTGTAAATAGTCACGGCATTGTTGATAACGAATTACAGGCTTATGATATTTTTATTAAATGGAATTATGATGCAGATTTTAATTATTTTGGTAGGGTAACTGGTAACAAGGTTACTATTTATAAACCTTTACCTGCAACTTCTTTAAGGGTTATTGGTCAACTACCATCTCACCCTATACCAACAGAGACAATTGTAAGATTTCAAATATTTGATACAGGAGTTGTTCCACTCTAATGACTTATCCACAAGTTTATAGTTCTCAGACTGGCCAATGGACTAGTTTATTTGAAGAGGCTGTATCTATAGAAAATGTTGGGGGTATAGATTTAACTAATCCTCAAGATAATGATATATTGACTTATAACTCTGCTTGTGCTAATTTTATAAATGAACCTATTACGGCAATAATTAATACCCAAAATATAACACCTATAACAATTAATGCTTCTGGGCTATCTACATTTAATAGTGCTTCAGTTATTAATAATGCAAATATTAATGGAAATCTTGTTGTTGGAAGTAGTTTAACAGTTAATGGTGTTTTGATTACAGGATCGTCTCCATCCGCAACAGTTACTACAGAACAGATTCAAGACTCAACTGCACCACTATTTGATCACGCTTTTCACACAAACATAACAGCAACTTATGACGATGCCAATAATAGAATACTTTTATCTGCATCAGCATCGTCTGCTTCGGTAACCGTTACAACAGAAGAGATCCAAGATGCAGCAGCACCTCTTCTCAATCACGCATTCCACAATAACATAACAGCAACCTACGATGACGCTAATAATAGAATATTGCTTTCAGCCTCTGCTTCATCTGCCTCAGTAACTGTTACAACAGAAGAGATCCAAGATGCAGCAGCACCTCTTCTCAATCACGCATTCCACAATAACATAACAGCAACCTACGATGACGCTAATAATAGAATTATTCTTTCTGGATCTGCTTCTTCAGGATCAGTAAGCATGTCTACAGAAGATGTTCAAGACATTGTTGGGCCAATGTTTGCACATGTTAATCACACAAATGTTACAGCATCTTATAATGACGGAACAGGACAAGTTTTACTTTCAGTAGCAAGTCCATCAGGTGGATCAAATCAAACAAACTTTTATGACGTAGTTAGAGACTATGCTGTAGTTGCTGGAGAAGCAAACTCCGCAACTAAAATTCAAAATGCATTGAATGCAGCAAGAGATGCGGGTAGTGGGATAGTATACATTCCAGCAGGAACATACAATATAGAAAGTACTTTACAAATATTTTCTGGAACAACACTATACTTGACACCTAAAACAGTTATATTTAGACAATTTGCAACCTCTCCTTTGCTTGCTAATGGTGCTAACGGTGCTAGTTATTCTGGATATAGTGGTCAGGGTAATATTAGAATTATAGGAGGCATTTGGGAGTCTAGAGGCCAAGCATATCCAATTCAACCAGCAATGGCTATAAGTATTGGTCACGCTACAGATGTTGTTATTCAAGATTTAACAATATCAAACGTTGGTGGGTATCATGCTATTGAAATTAATTCAAGTAAAAATGTTAAGGTAGAAAATTGTAGATTTACTGGATTTAAAGATACTGGAAATAGAGCATATTCTGAAGCAATTCAAATAGACTATGCAGGTGAAGGTTTATTTGGATGGTTTGGTGCCTATGATGGTACACATTGTCAAGACATAATTATTGATAAATGTTATTTTGGATCATCTGGTACAGCAGGAACAACTTCTTGGCCTTCAGGAATTGGAAGTCATTCTTATTCATCAGGTTCATATCATAAAGATGTAAAATTTATTAATAATACTTTTGAAGGTATGACAGAGTATGCTATTAGATCATTTTGTGTATACGATAATTTATTGATTTATGGTAATGTTATTAGAAATTCTTATGGTGGAATTGCCATTGGCTTAGATGGAAATAAAAATCATTCTTCAAGTGTATCTAATACATCTATTCTTGGGTATGCTCCACAAGTTTCATATAATACTATTATAAGTAATAACCTTATTGATAACTCAGGAACTTCAGGAGCAAGCGGTATCTGGGTAATAAATGCTGAAAATATAAACATAGTTAATAACGTTATCAGAGGTATAACAAGGCAAAGTGATTATATTGCAGATGGAATTCTTGGTGTTAAAATTATCAATGGTAACATTTCTAACAATGTTTTACAAAATATTGCAAATGACGGCATAGATTTAAGAAAAAATTCAAGAAACGTAATGATATCTAATAATACTACTATGAATGTTTCACTTACTACCAATAATACATTTAGACATATATATTTAAATGATGATGCTGACGATTGTTCAATTATATCTAATAGGGGATACAGAACAGCCGCCAATATTGCTGCTCATGGAATGGAATTTACAAGCACTACCAACAATCTTAGAATTTTTGGAAACCAATATACGACTTCGGCTACTACTGCAATCTTGAATAATTCAGTTGGATCAAATACAACCGTGACCAACACCTAACATGGTATACTAGATAATTATGGCATCAATATCCCTACCCGAAAAAGGACAGCCAATAGATGTTAATTACATCTACGAGATGGCTAGTCAAATCAATAGTTTAACAAATGCTCTTGCGGTAAGATCATCAAGTAGTTCACAAGTCAACAAGGTCACTGAGACCACAGGCAACCTTAGATTTTTTGCAGCAACATTACCAGTATCAGCAAAAACTGCATCCTCTAATGAAGTTATAGATATGCCAGATTTTAATTATTCAACTGCTGGATTTAGTAAAACCCCAGTGGTGGTAGCGACAGTAGTTAACAATGGTGGAGTAAGTGGTGTAGATGCTGGTAACAGTACTACAGTAGTTTTAGATTCAGTAGGAACCTCTTTAGCAACAGGTGTATTAAAGTTTGGACTATCAGGTGGTTTAAATATAAGCATTAATTTAATTGCTATAGGTGTACCTAACTAATTTGTGATATAATCTTATAACATTTAAATTAAGGAATATATGATCAAGTGTCTCAAGTGCAACAAAGGAAGAATGTTTGTTGACAGAGTATTTCTATCATATAACCATTTAGAATTATATTGCTTGGCTTGTGGAAAAAGAGAAATGTATCAAAACCCAGAAAGACATGGTAAAAGAGCAGCATGGATAATGAATTCAGAAAAGATAAGAGCGAAGAGACTAGGCAGCACGATCTAAAAAAGATAAAACCAAGTAAGGCTATATTTTTTTTAGACAAGAATCTTGTAAGACTATTACATTATAATAGAGCAAACGATATCTGTGAACTTTATAATTTTAATCTAGATAAAGAACAAACTATGCTATATAGTGATTTTAAAAAGCATAGAAGAAGAGCCTACAACGTAGGTAGCACTTTAAAAATATTTAGAAGATCAAGAATGCAAATGGAAAGATGGATTGATTTAGGATTAATATCTCCACCAGTTGGAACTACCCCAGGTGGTGAAAGAAAGTTTCAACAGATGTCCTATTTTTCAGAAGATGACCTATTTACAATTCGTTCAGTTCTTGCTACAATACATAAAGGAAGACCTAGAAAAGATGGAAGAATAACTCCAAGAAGAGATTTACCTACAGAGAAGGAGTTGCGTTCTTTGATAGGAGATAGTATAATGTTATATACAAAGACAGAGGATGGGCGGTTCATTCCTGTATGGCAAGAAGAAACGTGGTAGTAAATGATTGATAAAACAACAGTAAATGTAACACTTGGTTACACATTAAATTTAGGAAATTTTCAAAGCCTTAGGGTAGATCTTGGTTGTACTGACTTTGTTCGTGATGGAGAAAATCATGACGAGGCTATGGAACGTGTTTACAAGTTCATAGAAACAAAGGTAGTAGAAAAAATTGAGGATGCGAAGAAAGAACTAGAATAGTGGCTGATCGTAAGATTAGGTATGCACTAATTACTAGATTTAAAAAGTTAGCATCTCAAAAAGATATGGTAGTAAATATCAATATTCATATTGAGCAATGGGCTTCACAATCGCTTATTGACTCATATGGATTAGACACTTGCTATGATATGCTTGATTACTATTTTGAAGTGTCTGAGACACCAGACTGGAAATGGTTTGTTAACAATGCAGATAAGATATTTAAAAACTTGACTGTAAGAAAAGAAGATGCTAGAATTAGAGCCGTACTTCGTGAACAAGCAAAAGATTGGCTAGGTAAATAATGTCAGCAGAATTAGAAGGCAAAGTCCTATCTGCTGTATTAAAAGATAAACAAATACATATATTGTTACAAGCAAATCCAGATGCTTTATTTAAAACACATAAAGATGTTTGGGATTTTGTTAGAAATTATCAAGAACAAAATAGTACAGTTCCTTCAGTTGATTTAGTTGTAGAAAAGTTTAGAGACTTTAGTCCAGTTGGTGAAATAGGTGGAACTAAACATCATTTAGAAGAATTAAGAACAGAGCATTTACAAAGTAGTCTAAGTAATGTTTTAATGGACACTGCTAGTAAATTAAAAAATAATCAACCTAATGAAGCACTTAATAGTATTATAACCAAGACATCAGAATTAAAAAGAATAACAGCAGACATTAGAGATGTTGATGCAGTTGATATCGAAGATGCTCTTGCTTACTACAAACATGTAAAGGAAATGAATGAAAAAGGTATTGGCGGTATTAAAACAGGTCTTGCGGGTTTCGATAACTATCTTCCAGCGGGTATTGCTCCTGGTCAGTTTGGTATTCTTCTTGCTTATCCTGCTATTGGCAAGTCTTGGCTTGCACTCTTTATGGCTGTTCAGGCATGGAAGAACGGAAGAAAGCCACTAGTCTTATCTCTTGAAATGACAGAGACAGAAGTCCGTAATCGTGTATACACAATTATGGGACAAGGAATGTTTTCTCATAGAAAGTTAAGTTCTGGAGTTGTTGACCCAGAAGCATTTAAAATATGGGGAGATCAACACTTAAAGAATATGCCACCATTTCATATCGTTTCTAATGATGGATTGGGTGAAGTTAGCCCATCAGTTTTGAGGGGTAAAGTAGATCAATACTCTCCAGATATAGTTTTTGTTGATTATATTCAATTGATGCAATCAAACAACTATACAGATAATGAAGTTGTAAAAATTAAAAACATATCTAGAGAATTAAAGATACTTGCTATATCAGAACAAGTTCCTATTGTTGCTATTGCTTCTGCTACACCAGATGATGCTACAGATATGTATAGTGTCCCATCTCTTGGTCAAGTTGCTTGGTCTAGACAGTTGGCTTATGATGCTGACTGGGTACTTGCACTTGGTCGTGCTGCAGGAAGTAGTATTCTGGAGTGTATCTTTAGAAAGAATCGTCATGGTTTTTCTGGAGAATTTATGATTGACATTGACTTTGATTCTGGAAGGTTTATGTATAAGGATAATGAGGGGGTATCTTAAATACTATTGATATAATTTAGGTATGTCATACAGTCATAGAAAGATCACTAAATTTGGTTTAGAAGGTGAGATCTTTGATGACGCCAAGATTCCTAAAATAAAAGATCAATACATCAATATGATCTGCAATGGTATGAGACAAAAAGGTTATGTTCCAAGATATGACATTGACCCAGACTTTACAATCAGTTACAATGGTAAGACATTTGAATTTAAACTATCAGTTTACGGAGTTTATGTTGGAAAGAAAAGAGCAAAATGCGTAAAGGGAATCGACAAGAACCAAGTTATAACATCAACTACTACTCAGAATCTCAAATCAGAAGAAGTCTTCTAGCCTCTGGCATAGACATAGTATCAGAAGTAGATATAGACTTTATTATATTTTGTCCGTTTCATAATAACAATAGAACTCCAGCAGGAGAAGTTCATAAGACTAGTGGTATGTTTTATTGTTTCGCTTGTCAGGAAACTAAGGAACTTGTAGAAGTTATAATGCAGGCTTCAGGTAGATCATATTTTGAGGCAGCAAGATTAATTGATTCTAAATCTGATAGTAAAAATATTTTAGAGAATGTTACACAAATGCTTGAAAAGAAAATTGAGTTTGAAGAGTATGATTCTGAAATGATAGATAAGTTAAACAGTAATGCTTTGAGTATGGAAAGAGCAGCAGATTATTATAAGTCAAGAAAGATAACTAAAGAAAGTGTTATTAAATATAAACTAGGATATTCAGATAAACAGGATATGGTTACCATCCCAGTTTATTCTCCTAATGGAATATGTTTAGGATTTGTTGGTAGATCTGTAGAGGGAAAGGTTTTTAAGAATACCCCTGGATTACAAAAGAGTAAGACGTTGTTTAATTTGCAAAGAGCCAAAAGGCATGATAAGGTTTTTGTTGTAGAGTCATCATTTGATGCAATAAGGTTAGAACAAGTTGGTGTTCATGCTGTTGCTACTCTTGGTGCTACTATTTCAAAAGAACAAAGAAAACTTCTAAAACAATACTTTAATCAAGTTATAGTTTTAGGAGATAACGATGAGGCTGGAAGAAATATGTCTAAGAAAATGATTGAGTTTTTTGGATCAGGATGTATAGCACCAGAACTTCCAGAGGGTATAAAAGATGTTTCAGATTTGTCTAATGATGATCTAAAGTTATTTGTAGATAAGTTTGACAATGTACTATACTCTATGCTAAACTAGAACCACTGCTCATATACAGAGCAAAACATTAAGGAGAAATATATGTCAATTATAAAAGGACTAAAAAATATTGAGGCTGCAATTGATAAGCCAAAATATGATTCAAACAGCCCAAAGATAAAGTGGCTAAAACTAGACGATGGTCAAAGTGTTCAAATTCGCTTTGTAAGTGAATTGGATTCAGACTCTCCACACTATGATGAAAAGCGTGGACTTGCTATCGTTGTAAAAGAACACACAAATCCAAAAGACTACAAGCGTAAGGCTGTAGATACTATGGATGAAGAAGGTAAAGACTGGGCAGAAGAAATGCATCGCAAAGATACTAAAGCAGGATGGGGAGCACGTCTTCGCTTCTATGCTAACGTATTGGTAGATGATGGCATTAACGATCCATACATTGCAGTATGGAGTATGGGTGTTTCAAAGTCTGCAACATTCAATACAATTAGAGAATATGCTTCTGAGTCATCAAGCATTTCAAACATGAATTGGAAATTAAAAAGAAATGGCAAGGGTACTGAAACAACTTATACTCTTATTCCATTAAAAGAAGATACTGAACCATTTGATTGGTCTAAGTTCGAATTTCCAAATGTTGAAAATGCTTTGAAAAAAGTTCCATATGCAGAACAAGAAGCGTTTTATTTGGGATTTGATAATCCTACTACCTCAACATCAGTTGACTGGTAATTAACCGAAAGGCTATGGTTTGAATTACGTACCTCTGCACGTCCACACGCACTATTCATTAATGGATGGTGTTGCAACTCCAGAAGAGTATTGCAAACGTGCTAAAGTTAACGGAATGCAAGCCATAGCCATCACTGATCATGGTGCACTATCTGGACATCGTCCGATGTATCGTGCAGCAAAAGCCGAGGGTATAAAGCCAATCCTTGGTATAGAAGGCTATATTACTCATGATAGATTTGATAGAAGAGATAAAGCAGAACGAGCAGGTAATCCTTTAGATTTAGTTTACAATCATATTGTTATTCTTGCTAAGAATCAACAAGGTTTAGAGAATTTAAATAGGTTAAATGAAATAGGTTGGACAGAAGGTTTTTATAAAAAGCCTAGAATAGATTTTGAAGTATTAGAAAAGTATAAAGAGGGTTTGATTGTTTTATCAGCCTGTATGTCTGGTTTGATTAATAAGGCATTAGAACATAGTGAATATGCTGCTGCTAAGAAACATTTGTCTTGGTTTAAAGATGTGTTTGGTGATGACTTTTATGTAGAGGTTATGCCTCATAATTCTAAAGAGATGAATAAAAACCTTTTGGAAATAGCAGATAGTATGGATATTAAATCTGTTGTTACCCCAGATTGTCATCATGCTACTAAGGATCAAAAGATTATTCAAGAAATTATGCTTCTTTTAAATACTCACGCTAAATTAGAAAAAGATATTAAGTTTGAAAAATCTCAAAAGATTGACAACATTATGAAACGTCTTGACTATTTATATGGTGAAAACAGAATGATGTCTTTTAGATCTTTTGATATCCATTTGCTTTCATATGAAGAAATGAAGCAGGCTATGAATATGCAGGGTATAGATAGAGATGATATTTATAATCATAGTGTTGAGATTGCTGATAAGGTAGAAGATTATAATATTGTTTCTCATTTAGATTTACTACCCACAAAAGTTGATAACCCACAAGATACTTTAAAAGATTTAGTTATCAAAGGATTGGTCAATAAAGGTCTTGCTCATAAAGATGAATACTTAGATAGAGCATTAGAAGAGTTAGAAATTATTGAAGATAAAAACTTTGCACCATATTTTTTAATTGTAAGTAACATGCTTAATTGGGCTAAAGAGCAAGGAATTCTTGTTGGTCCAGGTCGTGGCTCTGCAGCAGGATCTTTAATTTGTTACGCACTTGGTATTACTGAGATAGATCCTTTAGAATATGATTTATTGTTTTTTAGATTCGTAAACCCAGACCGTAACGACTTTCCAGATATTGATTCAGACATTGCTGATTCAAGACGTGACGAAGTTAAAGCATATCTTGAAAAAGAATATGAAAATGTTGCTTCAATTGCAACATTCTTAATGTTTAAAGGAAAAGGAATTGTAAGAGATGTATCTAGAGCATTTGATATACCTTTAGCAGATGTTAATAAAGTTTTAAAAACAGTAGATGATTGGGATGACTTTACAAAGTCAACAACAGCACAATGGTTTAGATTAAAGTATCCAGAAGTAGTAACATACGGAGAGCAGTTGCGTGGTCGTATTCGTGGAACAGGTATTCATGCCGCAGGTGTTGTAACTGCTAAAGAACCTATTTTTAAATATGCTCCAATGGAAACTAGAACTGCACCAGGAACAAAGTATAGAATTCCAGTGGTTGCTGTAGACATGGAAGAAGCAGCAGACATAGGTTTAATTAAATTAGATATTCTTGGATTAAAAACTTTAACGGTGATTGACGACACATTAAAATCTATTAAAGAAAGACATAAGATTAATATTAGATTGAATGAAATTAAATTAGACGACAAAGGTGTATATGAAATGTTGTCAGAAGGAAAGACAAAGGGTGTGTTTCAATGTGAAGCAACTCCATATACAAACTTGTTGGTAAAGATGAATGTTTCTAATTTAAATGAACTTGCCGCTTCCAATGCTTTAGTAAGACCAGGTGCTATGAACACTATTGGTAAAGACTACTTGTTAAGAAAACACGGTAAGCAGGTCACAGAGTATATTCATCCTATTATGCAAGAGTTTACAAAAGATACATATGGTTGTGTTTTGTATCAAGAACAAGTTATGCAAGCATGTGTTTACCTAGGTGGAATGACAATGGCAGAATCTGATAAGGTTCGTAAGATCATTGGTAAGAAAAAAGATGCGGCAGAGTTTGATGAATTTAAAGATCGCTTTGTTGTTGGAGCATCAAAACATATTACACCATTTAAAGCAGAACAACTATGGCACGACTTTGAGGCTCATGCGGGATACTCATTTAACAAATCTCATGCCGTTGCTTATTCAACTCTGTCTTATTGGACGGCATGGTTAAAGTATTATTATCCAACAGAATTTATGTATTCATTATTAAAGAATGAACAAGACAAAGATGCTAGAACTGAATACTTGATTGAAGCAAAAAGAATGAATATTTCGGTTAAACTTCCTCACGTTAATGAGTCTAATAGTGATTTTAAAATCGAGGGTAAAGGAATTAGAATAGGACTATCTGCAATTAAATGGATCTCAGACGGAGTATCTGAAAAGATTATTGCACATAGACCATATACTTCTAAAGAAGAGTTTACTAAAATAGCGTCTAAAAAAGGTAGTGGCATTAATTCAAGAGCAGTACAAGCACTAGATGCTTTGGGTGCTTTAACTTTTGACGATAATCCTAGAGATGATGTAAAGGTAAAAGAAAACTTGTACGAATATTTAAACTTACCAGAGTTTAAAACAAGTGTACCTCCTCACTTTTATGCATACTTAAATAGCGTAGAAGATTTTGATGAAGAAAATGTTTTTGTTTTGATGGGTGTAATTAAAAAAATTAAAAGAGGAAAAGGTTGGTCGAGAGTAGAACTAATGGACAACACAGGACTCATTGGCATATTCGATGATGAAGAAACTAAAATAGAACCAGGAAGAACTTATATTCTTGCTGTTGCTTCAAACAGAATTATGGAAGCAGTTCCTGTAGACGAGATTAAACAAAATTTTAACAATCCACTAATTAAGTTTTTAAATTATAAGTCATTACCATATAGCAATGATGAGAAATATGTGCTATCCTTTAAGCCTAGAGTAACAAAAACAGGAAAGAAAATGGCAAACATGATAATTGCAGATGCTTCTAGAGATATGGAATCAATAGTTGTATTCCCAACAATGTTCTCTCAAGCATATATGAAGTGCGAACCTGGTAAAGCAAACAAAATGATTTTCGATCTAACAAAAGACGGAACTAAAACACTGAAAGAGGTAAGTAAATGATACTAATAGATGAACTATTATCACAGTTAGATCCTAGTTTAAGAAAAAGATTAACTATAGGAACTGACGTAGAAGTAAGAAAACAAAAAACTCCAAGTATTGGATTGACAAAGGCTTTAAAAGGTGGCTTTGCTTATGGTAGACAAGTTTTAATTTGGGGAAACAAATCAGCAGGTAAATCTTCTTTTTGTTTACAAATGATTGCCGAAGCACAAAAAGATGGAAAGATGTGTGCTTGGATAGATGCAGAACAATCTTTTGATCCAGAGTGGGCTAGACGATTAGGTGTTGACACAGATAAGTTAATTTATTCAGAAGCAAGAACGGTAAACGATATGGTTGACGTTGCTACTCAGTTAATGAAAGCAAAAGTAGACGTGTTAGTTGTAGATTCAATATCAGCATTACTTCCTGCAATATATTTTGAAAAAGATTCAACAGAATTAAAACAGTTAGAAAATACAAAACAGATAGGTGCAGAAGCAAGAGATATGACTAATGCTGTAAAGATGTTAAATTATGCTAACAATCAAGACAGTCAAACTCTTCTTATTTTAATTTCTCAACAACGTAACAATATTGGTGCAATGTATGCTAGTCATCAACCAACTGGTGGACACGCTGTTAAGTTTTTTTCAAGTACCATTGTTAAACTTTGGTCAAGTGAATCAGAAAACCAAGCAATCAAAGGTAAAGTAGCGGTTGGAGATAAGTTTATAGAATCAAAAATTGGTCGTGCAGTTAACTGGAACATTGATTTTAATAAAACAGGTCCAGCATTTATTGGAGGATCTTACGATTTTTATTTTGATGCAGAAGTTGTAGGAGTAGATAAAGTAGCAGATCTAGTTGATACAGCAGAAAACTACGGAGTTATTGAAAAAGGTGGAGCATGGTACACAGTATTAGGTGAAAGATTTCAGGGTAGAGCAAAGGTAGTTGAATACTTAAAAGAAAACCCTAATAAAGTAAAAGAGTTAGAAGCATTACTTGAACAATAATTATAGTGTTTACCCTGGTAAGTTTGTATGCCATGAATGTAAAGCGATAGTTGGAACAGCAAGGCTATATCAAGAAAAAAGGGAGTTGACTTGGATGTGTTTAGAAAAGCACTTATCAAAAGTTGTCTTTCCTTCAAAGGGGTATTAATGTCTGAGCGTGGAGAGTTGAAAAGAATTGGTGCTAAACAGCATAAAAATTCTGGTAGAGGAATGGTAAAGGCAGACGGTAGCAATGAAGATTTTGTTATAGATGTTAAAGAATATTCTAAGTCATATTCTGTTAGCCAAGACTCTTGGGCTAAGATTGTATCAGACACAATGAAAGTAGACAGAGCAAAAGATCCAGCATTAATGATTGTTCTTGGCGAGGGTAGCAAAAAAGTAAGACTTGCTATAATAGAGTGGGAAGTATTTGAACAACTAAGAGAGAAGAAGTGATGGAAACTACAGTAGAGTTATTAAATAAAGTAACAGAGTTTAACGAAATATCAGAGTATATGCATGACGAAGAGTTAACAAAGGCTTTAGTTGTCATTACAAAGTTAATATCTAATCCAGATCTGCCACCAGCAAAGGCTACACTGCTAATCACACAACTACAGGCTTATGCTGCCAAGTTTGCTATGCTGGCTGCTTGGTATTCACACGTTAAAAAAGATGATAGAGCAAAAAAGAATATGTACTATGCAATGAGAGAAGCAATCGACAAATTAGTTGATGCCCTTAAATACAATGTTAGGACATTCTAGTGGCTAAATCATTAGTTAATAAAATTATTAAAAAGAAAGAAAGTCAAATTGATTTATCTAAGATTGCAGATCATATTGAACAAGGTCAGTTTAAGGTTAATACAAGATCTGGTTTTACTCAAAAGAAAACTTTTAGCCCATCTACAATTGTATTTGGTCAAGGTCACTGTGCAAGATATTGGTATTTAGCATTTGAGGGTAATGAATGGGAAGAAAAGAATACAGGCATCAACTATGCCAATATGAATGCTGGAACAAGTGGTCATGAAAGAATACAAAAGGCTTTAGAGGCACAAGGTATTCTTGAATGGAGTGAAAAACAAATTGTTAATGCCGATCCTCCAATTTTTGGGTATGCAGATGCAATGGTTAGTTTAGATGATCAACTAGTTCTTCTTGAAATCAAGACAACTAAAAGTGAAGCATTTGATTATCATAAAAATAATGGTCATGCAAGTGCTTACCATGTAGAACAACTTCTAATTTATATGAAGATTTTAAAACAAAAAGTGGGTGCTATTGTTTACGAATCAAAAAACACTCATGAGATATGTGTTATTCCTGTTGTAGCAAATGAAAAGCATGTAGAGTTTATTGATTATCTTTTTGATTGGATGCAAAAAACTTATAAAGCCTTTCAAGATAAACAACTTCCAGAAAGAGCGTATCGTGTTGGATCTAAGGTTTGTATGTCTTGCCCACTTGAAAAAGTATGTAACTCAAGAGAAGAGGGTGTCATAAAAATTGAGAGAAGAAAAGAAATTGAGCAATAAGGTATGTCAATGGTGTGATGATGAATTTAAAACAGTTAGCAAGAATCAAATTTATTGTTCACCAAAATGTCGTGCCGAATCAACAAAGAAAAAAATTGTTGAAAGATATCAAATTTCTAAATTCAAATCAAGAGTTGGCAAGGAAAGAAGATGTGCTGGAGGCTGTGATACTTTGATAAGTGTTTACAACGATGCTGGTTTTTGCAACGCATGTCTTGTTAATCAGAAAAAAGTAGATAAGTTTATTAAAGACCTAAGGGATTATTTTGACTATGAAGAAAAATAAATTATTATATATAGGACATCCTAAAAGTATTTTGGCTATAGATGCTTCAACTAACTCTATGGCATTTTCAGTATATGTTGAAGGAGAACTAAAGAAGTTTGGAAAGATTAATTTTTACGGCAAGCATGTATATGAAAGAGCAGGAGATGCTTGTAAAAAGTTAATTCCATTTCTTAAAGATTTTAATATAGATGCTGTAGTTATTGAATCTGCAATATATACCAATTCACAAAAAACTGCTATTAACTTGGCTATAGTTCAAGGTGCTATTATAGGATCGTCTCAGGTTGCTGGAAATAGAACTGTAGTGTCTTGTTCTCCAGTTGCTTGGCAAAACTGGATTGGTAATAAAAAACTTACAAAGCAAGAGAAAGAAGAAATAAAACTAGCAGATCCTAATCATTCATTTTCTTGGTATAAGCAAAAAGAAAGAGAAAAAAGAAAACAAAGAACTATAAGAATAGTTAATATTGAATTTGGTTTAGAATTAGACGATGACGATGTAGCAGATGCAGTTGCAATAGGATGGTATTCATTTAAAAACTGGAATAGGCTAGTAGATGAACCTCATAATATTGACAAGAAACAGGGGTAGTGATAAAATGAAACTATACACAAATGAAGTATGGCTAAAGAAAAGGATTAATGTTGATAAGAAAACTCCTTTGGAAGTTGCTAAAGAATGCGGAGTTAGCCTCGAAACTATCTATGTCTATATGGCCAAGTTCCAAATCAAAAAGTCAAAGAGAAAATAATGGCTGACTATAAGTATCCAGATTTTGAAAAACAACTTGAAGATCGCATGAAGTTTATTCGTGATATCTCAACCCAAGCACCTGCGGGTAGAAAGATATTAGATGAATGCCTAGATATAGCAGAACTACTTATTAAAAAGAATAACTCTTATGGTAGTTCATATAGTCATCCTATTAACATATTCAGTAAATCTACCCCAAAAGAACAAATTTATATCCGTATTGATGATAAACTTAATAGAATACACAAAGGTAAAGAGTATGCATCTGAAGATACTGTTTTAGATCTTATTGGATACCTTGTATTATTAAGGACATTAGATGAGCGAGAATGATTTAGTTAAACACCTTGACCTAGTCAATAGTGTTGCCACAGAGTATTTAAAGGGCTTAGACGCCTCTCAGATATCAAAGCAGTTAGATATACCTAGACCAAAGGTTATGTCGTTGCTTAACGATTGGAGAGCCATGGCGGCCAACAATCAGGCTATCCATGCTCGTGCTAAGGAAGCACTTGCTGGAGCAGATCAACACTTTTCATCTTTAATTAAAAAATCTTATGAAGTAATTGATGTTGCAGATCAGAATGCAAATCTTGGTGCCAAGACTCAGGCTATTAAACTTATTGCAGATATTGAAAGTAAAAGACTTGAAATGCTACAAAAAGCAGGGTTGTTAGATAATAAAGAAATAGCAGAACAGATTATTGAAATGGAAAGAAAACAAGGAGTTTTAATTGGTATCTTAAAAGAAGTTGCTTCTAACCATCCAGAAATTAGACAAGAAATTATGGAAAAGTTGTCTGAGATTCAAACGGAGGTAGTTGTAATTGACTCTAGACCTGAGTGATTTTTTAGAAGCACTAGATGAAAATCAATTTGAAGAAAAGCCAGTAGATGTAAGAACATTTGTTAAGAGTAAAGATTATCTTAATATGCCAGAACTATCTGAGTATCAGTATACTCTTGTTGAGTGCATGAGTCAGATATATAGAAAAGAAGATTTAGTAAAATTAATGGGTAAAGAAGAAGGAGAAAGTCATTATAAAAGATACACTAAACAAGAAGTTATTCTTATGTGTGGAAAGGGTAGTGGTAAAGATCATACTTCTACCATTGGCTGTGCTTATATTGTCTATAAACTTTTGTGCCTCAAAGATCCATCGAGGTATTTTGGGAAACCATCGAATGATGCAATAGACCTTATCAATGTTGCTGTTAACGCAGAACAAGCAAAGAACGTTTTTTTTAAAGGCTTTAAGTCTAAGATTGAAAACTCTCCTTGGTTTGCTGGTAAGTATGAAGCAAAAGTAAACAACATAGAATTTAATAAAGCAATTACTGTTTACTCTGGACATTCTGAAAGAGAATCAGCAGAAGGTTTAAACTTAATGCTTGCAGTTCTTGATGAAATTTCAGCGTTTGCAATGGAAGGTTCTGGTGGTAATGAGCAAGGTAAGACTGCTGATAATATGTATAAAGCATTTAGAGGTTCTGTAGATTCTCGTTTTCCAGATTTTGGTAAAGTAATTCTTCTTTCTTTTCCAAGATTTAAAGGTGATTTTATTTCTCAAAGATATGATGCAGTTATAGCAGATAAAGAAACAGTAACAAGACATCATGAGTTTGTAGTTAATCCAGAATTATCAGAAGATGATCCTAAGAATAAGTTTTCTATTGAGTGGGAAGAAGATCATATTGAGTCTTATAAACTTCCAGGAATCTTTGCACTAAGAAGACCAACTTGGGAAATGAATCCAACTAGAAAAATAGAAGACTTTAAAAAAGCATTCTTTGATGATCCACAAGATGCATTGATGCGTTTTGCTTGTATGGCTACTGTTTCATCAGATGCATTCTTTAAATCAAGAGAAAAGATAGAATCAAGTTTGTCAAGAAGAAACCCAATAGATTCTGCTAAAAGAATAGATGAGACTTTTGTTCCAGATCCTAATATCGTTTATTATGTTCACGCTGACTTAGCACAAAAGCATGACAAGTGTGCTGTATCAATTGCTCACGTAGATAAATGGGTAAGCGTTAAATCTTTTAATGATTACGAACAAGTTGTTCCTCTTGTAGTAGTAGATGCTATAGTGTGGTGGGAACCACATCGTGAAGGTCCTGTAGATCTAAGTGAAGTTAAGAATTGGATTATTAATTTAAGAAGACTAGGATTTAACCTTGGTTTAGTTTCTTTTGATAGGTGGCAATCGTTTGATATTCAACAAGAATTAAAGCAGGTAGGAATAAGAACTGAAACATTATCTGTTGCTAAAAAACATTATGAAGATCTTGCTATGTTAGTATACGAAGAAAGACTTATAGCCCCACATATTGACATATTAAAAGATGAACTTTTAGAGTTAAGAATTGTTGGTAATAGAGTAGATCATCCTAGAAAGAAATCTAAAGATTTGGCTGACGCTATGTGTGGTTCAGTATATAATGCTATCGCTAACACAAGAAGAGAAAAGGTACAGGAAATAGAAATTCATACCTGGAAAACTACCAAGGCTGATAGACATGAACCAGAGGGTAAAAAGATAAAGCCAGAAATTACTCCCGATATTAAAGACTATCTAGAAACATATAGGCTAATATAATGGAAGAGTTTAGTAAAGAAGAAGCAGACTTTTTTATGGACATGTTGCTTGAACATGGCCTAATAGAAATATATGGAATAGATCCTATTACCGAGGATATAACCTATACTATGACAGAAAAATGTCAAGAACTTATGCCAGAACTGTTTCAAGAGCATATGAATCATATTAATCAGTTGGCTTTTAACTTGTGGGAAAAAGGGTATATAGAAATGACCTTTGATAAAGAAGGAACCCCTATGGTTATGTTGAAAGATATAGACTATGAAAAGGATGTATTCCCATCTATTGGTTATGAAGAAATAAACTTTATTCAAAATATGCTTACTAGGCGTAATAGATAGTGATATAATTATCCTATGCCCTATGATATTGTAAGAGGAAAGTCTGATTGTAAAAGCGGCTTTGCCGTTGTCGGACCAGATGGAACTGTTCGTGGATGCCATTCAACTAGAGAAGAAGCAGTTAATCAACAACGTGCACTTTATGCTGCAGAATCAAATGCTAAAAAAGCATTAGGGAAAGCATTACTAACCGATTTTTACAAAGACAATCATGGAACAATGACTAATGAAAATGTTCCAAATAGACAACCACATTCAATTGAAGAGTGTGATGATAAAGAAAATTGTCCAGATCACATGGACAAGCAAGCCCCTTGTTGGGATGGATACGTTCAAAGAGGCATGAAACCAGGAGCAAATGGTCAACCAGTTCCAAACTGTGTTCCAGTTGCAAAGTGTTGTCCAGATATGTTATTTCCATTTGTGAAAGGATTTTAAATGATTAAAGAAGAAATGTGGGAAGGAAAGCCACTATACGATGAATTGTCAAACGAAGAAAGAGCATTAGCAGATTCTTTATTAGCCCTGTCAGAAAAAGTTGGACCATTAGATAAAGCAAGAGGAGTTTGGGTTGGATATGTAGATGGTGCAAATAATGAAAATAATTCTATAGGAGTAAACTGTGGAAATTGTGCATTACACAAATCATCAGTTGCTTGTGCAATACTAGATATGCCAATTGAAGAAGCAGGTGCTTGCAGATTTGCAGTAATTCCAGATGGATATGTTAATGCCCCAAATGATGGGGAAGAAAACATGATGAATGACGACATGTCAAAAGCAGATTCAGTTCGTGTTGGACAAATGGTATCTTGGAATTCAAGTGGTGGAAGAGCAGAAGGAAAAGTAATTAGAGTTGTTAGAAATGGAAAAATAAAAGTTCCAGATAGTTCATTTGAAATTACAGGAACACCAAACAATCCAGCAGTAGCAATTAGACTATATCGTGATGGAAAACCTACGGATATTACAGTTGGACACAAGATGAAAACTTTAACTGTTAAAAAATTTATAGAAGATATTAATTTAGAAAAGGCAAGTTTAGATGATTTAGATTTAAAACCTACAGAATCAATGGCAAATAATGCTAAAAGAGGATTAGAATTAAGACGTAAATTTGGAAGAGGCGGAACAGCAGTTGGTGTTGCTCGTGCAAGAGATTTATCTAACAGAACAGAATTAAGTCCAGACACAGTGTTAAGAATGTATTCTTTCTTTTCTCGTCATGAAGTAGACAAACAAGGAAAAGATTGGAACAACGCAGAAAGACCATCTAATGGAAAAATTGCTTGGCTTCTTTGGGGTGGAGATTCAGGGTACTCATGGGCTACATCAAAAAGAAATGCAATTATGAGAATAAGATCTCAAAAGTCTAATGATCCTATTT